GGTATTTTGGGACCGCGGATTATTTTTAGCGACAGAAAACGAGAACCGATTGAGTGGTTTTCAAATGTCTAGAATGGTTTTCAAATGGTATTGGTAATTAATGGAAGAACAAAACGAGTCGGGTTTATCGGTTCATATGGCGAGCAACATTGAGCTTTGGCCTTTATCACGACTCAAACCTTACGAGAAAAATGCGAGGACACATAGTAGCGAGCAAGTTGCACAAATTGCCAATTCCATCACTGAGTTTGGTTTTACGAATCCAATCTTGGTTGATAGCAAAGACGGGATAATTGCCGGGCATGGACGTATGACTGCTGCGCAGGAACTAAATCTCTCTAAAGTCCCAGTAGTAGTGTTGGATCATTTAAGTGATCGCCAAAGAAGAGCATATGTATTGGCTGACAACCAGCTTGCTCTTAATGCTGGTTGGGATCTGGACGTATTGCGGAGTGAGCTTAAAGATCTGGTTGACGAAGATTTCAACATTGACCTGATTGGTTTTAGCGATGAAGAGTTAAAAGACTTGATGCCGGAGGAACTTGAGCCGGAGTATGACGGAGATGCTGATGCTGTACCTGAACCACCAGAAGACCCGATTACAAAACCGGGAGATTTGTGGATATTGGGTGAGCATCGACTTTTATGCGGTGATTCGACAAATCTTCAACATATCGAACGTTTGATGAATGGGAAGAAAGCGGATCTTTGGTTGACCGACCCTCCTTACAACGTGGATTACGAGGGAAAGACGAAAGAGAAACTTGTTATTGAAAACGACTCGATGTCTGATTCAGATTTCAGGCAGTTCCTTGTTGATGTTTACACTTCTGCGGATGCGGTGATGAACGTTGGCGGGGTCTTCTACATATGGCATGCGGATAGTGAAGGTTTCAACTTCCGAGGAGCTGCAGCAGATATGGGTTGGCAGGTTCGTCAATGCCTCATTTGGTTGAAACAATCGATGGTGATGGGTCGGCAGGATTATCACTGGAAGCACGAGCCTTGTTTATATGGATGGAAAGAAGGTGCAGCGCATTTGTGGAATACGGATCGAAAGCAAACGACGGTGTTGGAGTTTGACCGACCTAGTCGAAACAAGGAACATCCCACGATGAAACCAGTGGACCTTTTTCAATATCAGATGTGTAATTCAACGAAGAAAGGAGCGATTGTTCTTGATTCTTTTGGTGGTTCGGGAACTACTTTGATCGCTGCTGAAAGGTCACGTCGTAAAGCTTGCTTAATGGAGCTTGATCCACGCTATTGCGACGTAATAGTGAAAAGATGGGAGGAATTTACAGGTAAAACGGCAGTTTGCGAGCCTAATTCACAACAGAAGGAGGTCTTCTAATGACGACTTTGAAAGAGTATGCAGCCAAGTCCAACGTTGCATACACGACTTTGACCCGTTGGGCAGCTACTGGTCGATTGACAAACTTAAAGAAGGTCGGGAGAACCTACGAAATTAAAGACAAAGAAGCACTAGATAAGGAGATTGCAGGGACTATTTCTCCTGACAGGGGAGGTCTTGGTGGTGCTCCGAATATTGATGAGAACTTACGAAAGGAGGGTCAAAGTCAGGGTGGTTTGCCTAGTTTCAACCGTAGTCGTGCGATTAGAGAAGCGTTTGCAGCAAGGTTGTGTGAACTTGAATATCGACAGAAGAGTGAAAAGTTAGTTGATAAAAGTCAGTTGAAATTGCAACTTGCAAAACTCCACATGGGTCTAAGGGATTCCTTGAAAGCTATCCCGGATCGCGTTGCTCCGATCATTGCTGCGGAAACGGATCAAAGGAAAATTCACGAAATGGTAACTCAAGAGATTCGTGCTGCATTGGAGGGTTTAAGTGTCAGCGGCTATTAGCGAACTACTAGAGACAAGTCTTGAGTCTCTACGTTTTGAGAAGGAATTGACGGTTAGTCAGTGGAGCGATTCCCATCGAATGCTTTCAGGGCGTGCTTCATCAGAACCCGGCCCTTGGAGGACCGACCGAACTCCATATCTGCGCGGGATTATGGATGCTTTGAGTATCTCCGACCCTGTTCAAAGAGTAGTTTTCATGAAGGGCGCACAGCTAGGAGCTACCGAAGCAGGCAGTAATTGGATGGGGTACATAATCGACCACGCACCCGGACCTCTACTTGCGGTGCAACCAACAGTGGAAATGTGCAAGAGGCTTTCTAAGCAGAGGCTTCAAACAATGATTGAGGAGACTCCTTGTTTATCGGAGAAGATTGCATCACCTCGATCAAGGGATTCAGGCAACACGCTTTTTTCTAAGGAGTTCCCCGGAGGCATGATGCTTTTAACGGGAAGCAATTCAGCGGTTGGTTTGAGAAGTACACCTTGCCGTTACATTTTTCTGGATGAGGTGGATGCATTCGTGACTGACGTAGAAGGAGAAGGTGATCCTTGTACTTTGGCTGAACGTAGATCGACAACATTTGCACGAAGGAAGATTTTTCTTGCAAGTACACCAACCATCAAGGACTACTCAAGGATTGAGACGGAGTACCTTTTAAGTGATCAAAGGAGGTTTTACGTCCCATGTCCAAAATGCGGTGTTATGGATTGGTGGAAGTGGCCTCAGTTAAAGATGGAAAACGAAGATCCATCAACGGTTAAGTATGAGTGCGAGCATTGTGGTGAGCGATATGGTGAGTCTCATAAGACGGAACTATTGCGTCGAGGGAAGTGGATCGCAACGGCTGAAGGTGATGGCAAAACTGCTGGTTTTCATTTGTCGTCCTTGTACTCCCCCCTTGGTTGGAAATCTTGGGAGGAGATATGTGAGGACTTTTTAAGAAGTAAAGACGATGCCCCAAAGTTGAAAACTTGGGTGAACACCATTCTTGGTGAAACTTGGGAGGAGGATTATGCGTCGAAGATTTCAAGTCAAGGTTTGATGGAGCGTTGTGAGCACTATGAGCCGGGTGTAATGCCAGAAGATAGCCTTGCACTTACTTGCGGTGTTGACGTACAAGACAATCGCTTGGCTATTTCGGTCTTTGCTTGGCGTGGTCCTTCTGATTGCGAAGAAGGCTGGTTACTTCACCATCAAGAAATCTTTGGTGATCCGGGTAGACCTGAACTATGGAAGCAACTTGATGAAGTTATTCTTCGTGAATGGCCTCACGCTTCGGGAGTGAAGTTAAGGCCGGATGCAGTAGCTATTGACTCAGGAGGACACTTTACTTCGGAGGTTTATCAGTACGCGCGTGAGAGGGGAAGACAAAACGTTATTGCTATCAAAGGTCAATCACAAAGGAACAAGCCTGCTATAGGCCGACCATCAAAGGTTGATATGAATCACAAAGGCAGATCCTTACGCAAAGGAGCGTTGGTCTATCCCGTAGGAAGTGACACGATTAAAACCACTCTTTTCTCTCGTTTAAAGCACAACGAACCGGGACCGGGATATTTACATTTCAATATGTCGACCACAGGAGAATACTTCGAGCAGCTCACGGCAGAGAAACAGATCGTTAAACATAATCGTGGAGGTTATGCACATCGAGAATGGGTGAAGAAACCCAACGCTAGGAACGAAAGTTTAGACACTCTTGTTTATTCATATGCTGCACTTTGCTCGATGTATATGAGGTATGACAGGCGCACTATTTGGGAACAATTCTCTAAAAGGCTGTTAAATCTTGCTAATCCTACGCAAAAGAAGTCTCTAAAATCTAAACAAGCTCCTAATCAGGGTTATGTACACAAGTGGTGAGGTTTAGATGGTGTGGATGTCAGAGTTCCCTGCGATTGTCCGGGCGGGAACAACAATCAAGTGGAGGGATGGCCAAGCAACTGTTCCTTTTAATCAAAATGCAACAAGCACAGACGGATGGGCGTTAACTTATTACTTAAGAACAAACACTGCATCTGAAGGACACACATCGGTGGGTAGCTCATACAGCTCCGGCTGGGAGTTCACTATTAGCTCATCGGATTCAACAAACTTTGACAAAGGTGATTGGTCTTGGACCGCCATCGTTAGTAAAGGAAGTGAAAGTTTCCAGCTTGCTGTTGGTGAGTTCATTGTTAAAGAATCACTTGTTTATAGCGGGACACCCGGAGCGATTGACACCAGAACTCAAAACGAGATTGATCGAGATAATATAAAAGTTGCTTTGCGTAAGTTTGAAGATGGCGCACAGGAGTATTCGATAGGCAATAGAACATTTAAGAGAGTACAAATGAAAGACTTAAGGATGAGGTTGGGAGAATTAAATGCGATTTGTTTCCGTGAGAAGCAAGCCGAGTTAGTAGCACAGGGCCTCGGAAACCCTAGAAATCTCGCTATTCGTTTCTAATGGGACTTATTAATGCTTGGAAAGGTCTTTTTACTACTGAAAATGCACTAAGTGCATCAGTGCAATCCTTACCAAAAAGAAGAAGAATGTATGCGGGTGCAGACTCCTCCCGTTTAACATTTAGTTGGCTTGCTCAAGGGACAAGTGCCGACAGCGAAATCAAATCAAGTAATAAAAAGTTACGACAACGAACAAGGCAAGTTTGCAGAGACAATGTTTACGCTCGTCAAGCTCAACGTTCTATTGTTCAAAATGTTATTGGCACGGGTGTTCGTGTTCAATGCGATGTAAGAAAGCAAAGAGGAAACAAGCTCGATACTAAGATCAATGATCAAATTGAAAAGGCATGGAAAGATTGGTGTCGATATGATTGTTGTTCAGCTAATGGCCGTGATTCGTTAAACGATATTAGTCGTCTAATTGTTAAGTCGTTGTTTGAATCAGGTGAGGTTTTTGTTCGTTGTATCAAGAAACCTTTTGGTAGAAGTAAGGTTCCGTTCGCGCTGGAGTTAATTGAAAGTGATCAGTTAGATGATGATTACACAGGCCCAACAGGAGTAAAAGGTAATACTTGGAGAATGGGAATTGAGCGTGATCAGTTCCAACGAGCAAAGCGGTATGCGTTCTTTAAGAAGCATCCGGGCGACAGTCCTTTCCCAGTTCAACCGGGTGAAAAGAGACATATGTTTCTCCCTGCGAATGAAATCATTCATCTTTTTATTGCTGATCGCCCAGGTCAAACAAGAGGCGTTTCGTGGTTATCTTCTGCCTTAAGTGATTTACATCATCTCGCCGGATTTCAAGAAGCAAGTGTTGTAAGAGCACGTGCTGCGAGCAGTATTCAAGGGTTCATACAATCACCAGATGGAGAGTTAGTTGGTGATGATGTATATGAGAATGAAAGAGTTTCAGACTTTACTCCTGGGGTTTGGAAATACCTCGCACCAGGCGAATCTGTACATGTTCCACAAATGGATGCTCCTAATGGAGAATTTGAGCCATTTTTAAGAGCAATGTTGAGGGCATTAGCTAGTGGCTGCGGGGTTTCTTACGAGTCTGTCTCTCGTGACTTTAGTCAGACTAACTATTCATCATCAAGGCTTAGTTTGATAGAAGATAGAGATCATTATCGGACTCTTCAAAGTTACTTACAGGAGCGATTCTTCCAACCTGTCTTTGATTATTGGATTGAATATGCCGTCCTTAGTGGTGAATTAGAACTCAATGGATTTGAGACAGATCCTGAGAGATTTAAGAAAGTAAGATGGTTGTTTAGGGGATGGGCTTTCGTTGATCCTCAAAAGGAAATTAAAGCTGCAACCGAGGCGATACGTTCAGGACTAAAAACACAATCTCAGGTAGTGGCAGAGCTTGGTGGCGATCTAGAAGATCTGATGGCTGCGAGAAAACGAGAAGTTGAACAAGCCGAGCAGTTAAACTTAGTTTTCGATAGCAACCCTGCGAGCACGCTTGAAACTAATACGTCTAAAGTAGAGGAGAAAGTTGACCCTGAATCAAATGGAGGAACGTGACTTAGAAGAGAAACTTGAACATCGAGCCGAACCTAAATCAGTCAAATTCAAGATTGATGAAGACGCTCGAACTGTGGAGTTTCCCTTCTCAAGTGAGATGCCAGTTGACAGAGGCTATCTAGGCAATGAGGTGCTCGACCATCGAGAAGAGTCAGTTGACCTATCTCGTTTAAAAGATGCTGGTCCGTTGTTATTCAACCATGACAGAGACAAACCAATTGGTGTTGTCGAGGATGCGTATCTCAAAAATAAACGAGGATATGTAAAGGTTCGTTTTTCTGACAATCCTTTTCCTTCTGAAGTATTTAATGATGTTAAATCAGGAATACTTAGAGGTGTAAGTACTGGGTATGCCGTAAACAAAACGGTCGAAGAAACCAGTGAGGATGGTGATAGTAACCAGTACAGAGTTGTTGCGTGGCAGCCGTTGGAAGTATCGATTTGTAGCTTGGCTGCAGACCCCTCCGTTGGTGTAGGACGCAGTGCTAATACTACGCAGCAAAAAGAAACATCTAATATATCTAAAGAACAGCGTGAAGACGCTGTAACTGCGACTCCTGTCGCACCACCTAAACCTAAACCTCCAGTTAAAACAGTAGACATGTCTGCCACTCCAGAATCAATCGAAGTGGTGCGCGCTGAGACAGAGAAATCTGTACTTAGTAAAGAGCGTGCCCGCGTTGCATCTATTAGAGAACTATGTGCAACACACAAACTCCCAGAACTTGCAAAGCAAGCTGAAGATAGCGGAATGAGTATCGAAGAAACTCGTGCTAAAGCACTTGACGCGATCTCAAAGAAGCCTGTCGAAACTGTCAGTCCAGTAGAACTAGATCAGAAACAACAAGAGCGTTATAGTCTCGTTTCTGGTATTCGTGCTGCCTTAACAGGTGACTGGAGTGAAGCAGGATATGTTCGTGAATTGTCTCAAGAAGTAGAGAGAAGTGGATTGAAGCGTTCAGCAGAGCGTTCTTTCTTTGTTCCGTTTACTGCTTTAACAAAAAGGGCCACTTATGTAACATCGGGAGCTACGACAGGAGGCAATTTAGTCGCCACTGATTTGTACGATCAAGATTTCATTGAGGCGTTACGAAATCAGTCGAAGATGATGTCTCTAGGTGTTAAGGCACTTCCGGGCCTTGTCGGTGATGTCGCGATTCCTAGAAGATCAGGTGTGAGCAGTACGTATTACTTATCGAGTGAAACTACAGCGATAACACAGTCAGAAAGCACCTTCGATCAGGTGACAATGACACCAAAAAATCTCGCTGCACTTTCTAAATATTCTAGGCAAACATTGTTAACAGCAACTCCCGGAATCGAGGAGTTAATTAGAACAGACCTTACTGATGGTTTGAATACTGCTGTTGATTTAGGAATCCTCAATGGGGCAGGTTCTAGTGGTGCGCCCACAGGAATTATGCAAACCAGTGGAATTGGTAGTGTAGCAATTGGCACAAATGGAGGTGCTGTAACAATCGAAGCTTTGGTCGATCTAGAAGAGCAAATTTTGATTGATAACGGCAATGTTTCAGACAACATGGCCTATGTGACCAACGCAAAAGTACTCGCAGAATTGAAGAAATTACGTGCGGGTGGTTCTGCTTCTGGCGATGGTTCCTTCCTATGGAATACCGATCCTGCTTCTATCGGACGTGGCGGTACTCCGGGTTCTGTAAATGGTTATCCTTTAGCCGTTACAAACCAAGTCCCATCGAATCTTACAAAGGGATCTAGCTCCGGCGTTTGCTCTGCTGTTTTGATGGGTGATTTCAGTCAGTGTTCAGTCGGTTTCTGGGGATCAGGCTTGGAAATAACTGTAGGAGAGGAATCAGACGACTTTGCAAAAGCTCTTACTTCCGTCAGAGGGATTATTACCTATGACGTCGCCGTAAGACACGCCGAGTCCTTCGCTGCTTGTCTCGATATTACGACTTAATTGTTTATTGGGGGTCTTTACGGCCCCCTTTTTTTATCCATGAAAATCTTTACTACTCGCAGTGTGATTGCTAGCGGTCAAGCCTTAGATGCTGGCTCTGTATATGACGTTAGTGATAAGGATGCATCCATCTTGATAGGGATGGGAAAAGCTAGAGAAGCAACGGCAGAAGATGAAGCACCTGCATGCCCTCCTAAACCCAAGGCAAAGGCCAAGAAAGCAAAGGTTGAAGTAGATGGCAATCAATGATGATTTAAGCGCGTACCTTTCGGATTTCGGGGTTTCCTGTACATCCGGGAGTACAACTGCGTCGGGAATATTGGATCAGCCTTCTCAGGTGTTAGCGGGAGATATGGTCCTTACAACTGATTACTTATTAACAGCAAAGGCCAGTGACTTTGGAAGTCTACTTTCAGGGGATGCGATCACTGTTGATTCTCAGAACTATGAAGTAAGAGAAACGAGACTTCAAGACGATGGTTCTTTTGTTGAAATTTCACTACAGAAGGTTTAATGACCACAATCAGGGAAAACATATTAGACGAACTTAAGAGTGTTCTTACAGGCACGACAAATGTCGGGTCGAGGATTTTTAGAGAACGTGTTACTCCTCTTGCAAACAGGAATGAGCTGCCTTGTTTAGTAATAGAACCTCTAAACGATAATGCCGACCTAAATCTTTCTTTACCAAAGATTGATTGGACTTTAACTGTCACTATTTCTGTCATTGTTTCTGGTAGCTCCAGCACAACACCTTCAGAAGCTGCCGATCCTATTGTTGAATCATTACATGCAAAAGTTGTTAGTGACTTAACCCTTGGTGGATATGCAATTGACGTAAGACCTCAATCAATGGAGTGGGAATTTCTAGATTCAGATCAACCAACGGGAATCGTAACTTGTACTTATGCGATCAGATATCGAACATCACTGACGAGCCTTGCTAGTTAATACGTCGACGAGAGAACCTGTCTAATATATACATAACTGATTTCAAAGCTTGAGGCTGACAACGAATGGCTCTACTTTCTCGATCTAGATTACTTCAGACGAAGCTTGAAAGTTCATATGGTTCCTCGTCTTCACCTGCAGGAACAGATGCATGTCTGGTTAGGAACCTAGAGATCTCTCCTATTGAAGCTGAGACTGTTAGTAGAGATGTTATCAGGGCATATCTCGGAAACAGCGATCAACTTTTGGCGAACACAAGAGTTGGGATAACTTTCGAGGTTGAGCTAGCTGGAAGTGGAAGTGCAGGAACAGCTTCTAGGATTGACAGTCTTTTACGTGCATGTGGGATGTCTCCTACGACCACAGGAAGTGCTATAACTGGTAGTTCTCAAGCGGGTTCTGCGGGGTCAATTACTTTAGCGAGTGGCGCAAGTGCGGTTGATGATTATTACAATGGCATGGTCGTATCTATCACTTCAGGAACTGGTAATGGTCACTCAGGTTTGATAGTCGACTACAATGGTACGTCAAAAGTGTGCACAGTTAAGCCGGATTCGGCGACTTTCGTGCCAGGTGCAAGTAGTGGGTATTCTATCGCTGCTAATGTTAAATATCTTCCTGTAAGTTCTAGCTTTGAATCAACAACTATCTATGTCAATGTAAGTGGTGTAAGGCACGTATGCACAGGCTGTAGAGGTTCATTTAGTGTTAATTTAGCGATTGGTGAAATACCAACAATTAACTTCACAATGACGGGTATATATAATGCTCCGACCGACGTAGCGTTACCATCAACAACCTATTCAAATCAAGCAACTCCAGTATTATTTAAGGCAGGTAATACAACAGCAACAAGTTTCTTGGATTACGATTCTGCAGCGATACAATCAATATCTGTTGATATGTCGAACGAGGTTGTTTCTAGAGAGCTTGTAGGAGCAGATAAGAGCGTCATCCTTACTAACAGATCTCCATCAGGAGAAGCGGTTTTGGAGGCACCTACTATGGCTCAAAAAGACTTCTTTAGCATTGCTAATAGTGATACAACTGGAAAGATATCCTTCTTGCATGGTGGAACTGCTGGAAATCGTATCGGTTGTTTAATGCCTGTTTGTGATATTGGTAACCCTTCTTACTCTGAGTCTGATGGAATTGTGATGTTAAACCTTCCGTTTATTCCAACTCCTTCTGCAACTGGTAATGACGAGATTGCACTAACTTTCCAGTAACCCTCTTGAAATAATATTAAGATTTACTAGGCTTACTTAGTCCTATTAAGTTTTTATGTCCTTTGTTTTTAAGAAGGCAGGTTCAACCACTAGCTGGCCTGTTAGTTTTTATATCCCTGAAAACGGCACAAGAAAAGAACAATCTTTCGATGCGGAGTTTAAACAACTCCCACAAACTCGTATAAACGAACTGCAAGCTTCCGTACAAAAAAGGATCAAAGCATTACAAGATGGTGAAGAAGATTTTAGTGGAGTAACGGATATTTCTATCGCCGAAGAAGTATTAGTTGGTTGGTCTGACGTTAAAGATGAAGAAGGAAACGATGTGCCTTTTACTAATAAAACAAGGAAGCAAATCCTAGAAGTACCAATGCTTGCAAGCGCAATTATCGAAGCATACTTTGAATCATTAATTGAGGCGAAATCAAAAAACTAATACAAGCAGCGGAGCATTGGTGTGATGGTGTAGAGGTTGACGAGACTGAAGATGACGCTGCCGTCTTAGGAATTGTGATTCTTGATCAACCTGTAAAGTCTAAATATTTTGAGGTAATACCAGAAGCTCAACCTGCTGTAGAAATGTTTCTGCGTGTACAAACGCAATGGAGAACAGATCAAGGTGTGATTCTTGGTCTTGATTACAATCCTCTTTTTACCGTGATGGAGTTAAGCAATATAAAAGAGCCGTTGGAATTATTATCGGACGTTCAAGTAATAGAAGGTAAAATAATAGAGATACTAAGTGAACGTAGCAAAAAAGATGTCTCTTAACATGAAGTCAGTGACTTCTCTTGAAGTAAGAGCCTTAGTAAAGGGAGAAGAGGAACTGCGACGATTAGGAAAGAACTTAAATCGTGTTGCTGGAGAATCAAAGAAAACCGCAGGTGCATTTAATCGTTTAAAGAGTGCATCCAGTTCACTGGGAGGCGTTATTGCTTCTTTAGGTGCAACTGCAGCAGCAGCAGGTTTCGTTAAGGCAGGGATACAGGCTCAAAGGGTAACAAAAACTATTTCTGCGTTGGCTGAAGAATATGGGGAAACAGAACAGGTGATGAACTTTGCAAGCGAAGCTGCAAAAAGGTTTGGCATGGGTCAAACAGAAACGTCTAAAGCGGTTGCAGACTTATTTGCAAGATTAAGGCCGATGGGCATAGCACTTGAAGATATTGAGAAGACCTTTATAGGTGTAAACCAAGCTGGTTTAAGGATGAACTTAACGGCTGCTGATATGGATGGGGTTTTGCTTCAGTTAAGTCAAGCGATGGGTTCAGGTGTTCTACAAGGTGATGAGTTTAGAAGTGTGATGGAAAGATTACCTGCTGTTGGTCAGGCTGTAGCAAAGGAAATGGGAATCCCCATTAGTGAATTAAAGCAGGCTTCAAGTGATGGTCTATTGACGACCGAAACCGTAATCAAGGCGATGGATCATCTGCAAAAGTTAAAAGCACCACCACCTGACTCGTTTAAATTATTCAGACAAGCGCAGTTGGATTTAGCGACAACAATCGGGAATGTTTTTGTTCCTGTCATTACTCCACTTGTAAAGGCTTTGACAGGGTTAATCAAGGTTTTCGACATGATTCCCGGTCCTATTAAAGGGCTGATTATTATTTTTGGTGGTTTAGTGATTGCTGCAACTGCCTTAGTTGTCCCGATTGGTTTGGCCGTAACTGCGTTTAGTGCGATTGGTACTGCTATTGCTGGTTTAAAGGCAGCTGGTTTAGTAGCTGTAATTTCAGGTTGGGTTGGTTCTATGGGACCAGTTGTTGCAGGCTTTGTAAAGATTGGAGGTCTTATAAAAATACTTGGTGTGACTGTCGCGGCTGTATTTACTGG